GATTTGGTCTATACGTGGGTTTAATTTTTTAATTTCATCAATAACATATTTTCTATTGGAAGAACCATTTGGTAATTTTTTATTTTGGATGTCGTAATCAACCTCATTCGTATAAACATCACCCAATTCATCAATTACATTACTACCCCAACTTCTCCACTGCTTACCATAAATTGGTCCTAATTCACACCACTTCTTAGCAAACTCATCATCTGTTTTAATTTTGTTTATGAATTCGTCTTGTGTTAAATAAAAGAAAGGTTTCTCAGCTTTACCTTCTAAATACGCATTTATTTGACCTCTTTTATATTCTTTTGATGTAGGTTTAACGTGGTCTAATATAGGATATCCCCAGCACTGGTCATTATATCCTTTAGCAATCTCCTCTCCATCAAAATTGTTTGGGTCAACTTCAAATTGTTTACACCAATTCTTATATGCGTCACTATCCCAAATATGACAATCGTTATCAACTAAAAACTTAATGTTTGTATCACCTCTTAAAAACCATAACAATTCTGTTACGATTTGTTTCCAAGCCATCTTTTTAGTTGTAAGTAAAGGAAAACCATCACTCATTTTATGACGTATTTGTCTTCCGAATACTGATAAGGTTCCTGTACCTGTTCTATCTTGTTTCTTAACTCCGTTATCTAATATGTCTTGTAGGAGTGATTGGTATTGTGGGTCTAAATTATTCATATTCAATTTCAAATGTATCTGGATTAATATATTTTATTCTCTTACCTCCCGTTAAGTCAACTATCTTATCATCAGGTATTCTGCTTTCGATAATGATATCTTTTAATTCCTGTGGCATATCAGGATTGTTTAAGATTTCATTACGTATTTCTTCATGCTTACGAGCTAATTCAGCACCTTTTTGTATTAGTTTATCTATGTTGTTCATAATACTATATTTTACGCTGTTGCAAATCTAACAATACATGCTCTATATCCTTTTGGTCTATATTCTTCAGGATTGTTTAATACTTTTTCTAACATATCACGAATCATTTGCTTATCATCATCATACGTTCTTTCAGGTGCATTGATGTCTTGAGGAAACTCAGGTGACCAAGTTAATGTGATACTTTGTTTAGGTTCAAATGTTTCCGGATTGTATATAATAGGAGCAAACACACATCCATCTTTTACCGGTTCGTGTAATTCCTTTGGATCATATACTATTGGTGTAAATAAGACTTTGTAAACATATCCTACTTTACCTGGGTATTTTGGATTGTCTGTGTCTGATATCTTTATTGATTTAGCAACAATTGGCGTTGTTTTATCTTCTGTGAGACCCGATGGTAATTCCATCCATACAATCTTTTCAAACTCATAATGTTTAATTAGTTCTGCTTCTACTTGAATACGTTGTTCTTCAGTTAGATTATCAATACCAAATTCATTGTATAAACTATGATTGTTTTCTAATGGAGCATTTGGAGCACAAATACTCATTAATTTTGCTGTTAATTGTTGTGTTAATTTATTCATCTTATTATTTTTATTTCTGATTTAGTTTCTATTACTACCCTAGCACCACAACTAAGGATAGCTTTTGTATCACAACCTGGACCACTATACACAACTCTACTTGGACCGAGTATCTCTACTTCATTACAATAAGTATTAATTCTACCCTGTTTGATAGTAATCACTGGTAGGTTTGTTCCTTTTGTTTTATTAGAACGAATATGATGTTGGTTGACGTGTATCTTAGTTGTCATTAATAATGTCTTGTAACCGTTTAATTTATTCAATCACATCATCACCTAATTCAAAAGCACCATTAGGTCCTATTTGAAAATCATCCGAAACAAATGGAGGTTCTTGTTTATTTAACTTGTTCAGTAACCACACTTGATCCATCCATTCTTCATAAGTTAATTTTGATGTTGGATTTTCTTGTAGGTAGTTTTGGTATTGAGTTTGTAATGTTGCCATGTGATGTTTGTTTTTTATATTTTTTCTATTTTAATTTTAACTTTGCCTGATGAAACTAACTCAATTACCTTTTGAGCTTCTTTCCAATTTTTACAATTACTTAAATCAATTTTAATTATATTTTTCTTTTTCATCTATAACCTTCTTTAATCGTTTAATTTCAGCAATAACATCATCACTTAAATTAATTGGAGAGAGCAATGCTAAATCCTTAAGTTGCATTTCCAACAAATCAATTAATTCTTTTTGCGTTTGAATTGTACGGACTTCATCAGTAGCTTCATAAGCACCATCAGGTCCTATTTGAAAATCGTCGCTTACATATGGTATTTCATATGTATCGATATCATAATGTTTATGATATGCTTGTACAAGTAAATCAATATCAAAAATAATAGGTCCATATTCTTCATCGGAGCAATCGAATATAACTTCATTGTCTACAAATTTCACGTAAGAACTTCTAGACCATTTGGCATCGCCTTTATAAATTAAAGTTTCTTTATTCATTACTTTTCAGGTTTCCAATTTAATGACCATTTAGCTGCTTGGCTAAATACATAGTCGTATTTATCTTTATCCAATTCTTTTACAATTGATTCTGCTCTACCAAGTATTTGTTGTAGAGTATCAATTACAACTAACATATCCTCTCTTTCTTTTTTAAGGTTATGTATTTCGCGTCTTAATTCTTTTTCGTCCATACTACCAAGTTATTATATTGTATTGTAAACGAGTACCCATTCTAAAATCAATTTGGTTTGTACCTAGATTTTGTGCCCAACCACTTTGGAATCCAACTGTAAAATTCTTGTATCGATATTGAAAGTTACCAATCAATTGTACATTGTTTCTTTGTGTTTGTGTAACATAGGTGTAACCTAATTGCGGTCCAAATGACCAATGCTTTACTTTTTGTGCATTTACATTAGTACAGAATAGCACTAATAATAATAGTAATAGTTTAGTCTTCATGTCTTCCCCATTTTATACGTTGCCATACCCTTTCGTGGATATAGTACTGTAGTGGTTTGTAGATAAGTTCTGCTACTGAGAACATTGCGCCCTCTTAACATCGTTAGATAGTGCCCAAACAACTAAAAACCCAATACCCGAACTAATAAGTCGGTAGGTTATAGTTTTTGCTAAAGATCGTTTTATTGTATTCATAGCCTAAATATAGTAAAAAAGGCTTGAATTACCAAGTCCCTTTTGAATTATTTTAAAATAAAATTTATATATCTTTTGTTTCTTCGGTCTCTTTAGGTTCAACCGGTTTAGCATTCTTAAGAGTATTAAGAATCGGTGCGAACTTTTCTAATGTATTACCAAATATTGCAGCGATAGTAATGTATTTAACAGATTCTAATAACTCTGCATTTGGAGTAATGGTTTTATTTGAATATGAACTAGCAATCATCATTCCAGATAAAACTAAAAATCCTAAAAATCCAATTACGCGTTTTGTTGATACTGATTCATTTGAAGGATCAGACAACATGTTAATTAAAAATTCTTTCATTACTCGCTCCTTTATTAAGCAAGATAAGACAATTTGTATATAGTTGATTGAATTAATTCTGTAACTGTATCAATTTGATTTTGTATATAACTATCATCTACATCTTCACGTAATGAATCTACGTTTTTCTGAAGAGCTGTAAAATAATTAATTGTTTCTTTTTTGCTTTTGTAGTTATTTAATTCAAAGCTAGTATATTTGTCAATGATACCATTTTTACCTTGATAAGATTCAATTAACCCATCTACTAGATCTATGATATTATCGTAATAACCATTAAGAGCCATATGTTCTGCAAATGATTTAGTTTGTAAATGATATACATGAGCTTGATTTCTTGAGTGCATCAAATGAGAAACTAGCTTACTGAAATCTGCCGATATTGCCATTATCCTTGTCCGTTGTTAAGTTTTTTATAATTTTTTGACTTTTTATTTCGTGACGTTTTCTTTTTACTATGAATTCCGGGCCTTTTAACTTTAGGTTTTTTGAAATATGATCTAACAGAGATCGATGTTTTTGCCTTTGCCATCGAAATAAATCCTTTTAAATAAATATATCGAAAGAATTTATTTAATATCTTTATTTTTAATATTTAACTTTCTTAAATATCTTTTAGCTTGAGATATAGGAACCAACGTACCGTCAGGTAATTCAACTACCTTTTTATTTGCTCCTATAGGATTACCTACTAATAAGAAATAACAATTATAACATAAAAGTCTTACATTGCTTAAATTGAAATTAGACCTATCAGCATCTTTAAAATGAAGAACTAAAGGAACTTGATAATCAAATTCTCTTCTCATTGAATATCCGCAGTTTTCACAACACTCTGGTAATATATTTTCTTTTATTAAGCGTCTTTTAAAATCCTTATAACTGTAATTAGGATGTTTATTGTCTAATATATCTTGTATAGGATAAGCAACAAACCGACCTCCTGGTCTAGATGACGGAGGTCTTAATGCTGCTTTCTCTCTACGTATTTTTTCTGAATTAGCTCTGCGCTTACTGGCGTTATTATCTCTATGAAGATCAAAAAGGTTCTTCCCAGTTTCTTTATCTATATATAGTATGGCATATCGTTTAAATGTATTATAATCGATATTCAGCCATCTTGCAGCTTCTTGACACGTACGGGTATTTTCCATTGCGTATCGTATTTGCGATTCTAATAAATTTAAAGGAGCTGCTCCCCTTGCTCGATGCCTATGCCTTATTTTAAAAGGCGCGCCGTAATTAGATATAGCATGTAACGATGAATATAACGATGAACTACTTTCGTTCATATTTTAATTGTAAGAAATTATTGTAATTTTGAAGTAGCTTTGATTCTGAAATAAATTACTCCTACTATACCAGCAATTGTTAATATATCATTCATTGTAGCACTTACATCAAATCCTAAAAGTTTCGTAGCTACGGGAGCTAATGCTACTAATGCCGCCCATATAGTACGAGATTGTAGCCATGATTTAATATCCATCATTTTCCTTTTATTTATTTGGGTCGTATTTATCCGGTTGAGTAAATTTAGATTTACCTTGCGTCTCTAAATTTGGATTAGCGAATACATCTTCTTTATATGGAGTCGTTTTATCTTTACCCATAGCTTCTAATTTAGATGTAAAGCTTTTTTTAAGTATATTACCGAATTGTGATACCATTTTTTCTAATGCCATATTATCTCCTATTTAATATAAATATGTACTAGTTTAGATTAAATGATGTATAATACCTAGCTTTTTAGCTTGTGAAGCAGGAATATACCATTCTCTATTAATTTCCTGATACTTATCTATTGTATTCTTATCGATTTTAGTATTCTTTATGATAAGTTCATTTATCATATTCTCTAATCGCTCAACCTCTGCTAATTCTTGTTTATGTATTTCAATTTTAGCATAATCCATTCCCCAAGACGCTGCATGGTGCATAAACGTTGTATATTTCGTCGCAGTACGCACTTTACCTGCTAAGAAGATAGGAAGCGCCATTGACATTACACGGCCTCCGTATGAGTATGTATTTATTTGTATAGGGGATGATTCAATAAATCCTATTAGAGCTAATCCATCATATGCATCACCTCCACCTGAATTAATAATTAACTTAATTGGGTCTTTAGGATTTTCGTAATCATCATTACTTTCAATTATATTTTGTAATTGCTGAATACATTTCAAAGTAGAATTTGTTCCTACCTCATCAAATAAGTACACTGACTTACTTGATTTGTTTGGTTTTTTACTACTCGCCATATTATATGTTTTAGAATTTTAAATTTACGTATGTATTATAGTTCGTAATCAAGGGATCGGTTATTTCATTAGCTATTTCTTTTTTGTTATAAAATACTTTAGTTATTAGTTCTGCACCACCAATTATTGTTGTTTCAAATTCTAATTTATTAGAATCAAATGTATTTGAATTAATCGTGCCTTTAAACCAAATTCCTTTATAATCTTTAATAAGAGTCAATATACCATCATCTCCTGACATATTAGTAAGTTTAGGTAATTGAACCGTATTATCTGTTTCAATTGTTTTTGCTATTGGTTTATCGTCAATGAATATTTTAGCGGATATTGAAGGGCCTGAAACTTTATATTTGAATCTTATTTCGTCCCAGATACGTTCATCTTCACAAAATTCTTTTAATTCTTCGTCCGTAGGATTAGTCCCTACATTATCAAATAACCAATCTAAATCGTCATCCATCAATACAGTATAACCTGCAAGTGAACCAAACCCAGAAATTTTAATTTTCATTTGTTATCAAACTTAATACTTAAAAATATAATAATCTTTTGTAATATACAAATTTTCTTTTGTTATCGATTGTTGAAAAGCTTTTCCCATTTGTTAGAAAAATAAAAATAGCATATAAATAATGAAGCCGATATAAGGTAAAATATTAAATCCGTAATCCAATAGGAACCGGTCCAATCCATTAGCTTCTTGAACAAAAGGTCGTAACCAAATGGGCAGAAAAATGTTGCTCCCATTAATATTAATGTTAGTAGACGTTTTCGAAAGGTTATATTCCAAGTCATTACTATCAACGTCCATATTACATATCTTTTATGTTCAACTTGGACCTTTTAGCAGCAGACTCTTCTTTTGTCTTATACTGCTTAAGCATATTCATATAAGAAGTAATTTGTGTCTTATTAAGACCCAATGCATCAATTACATCGTTTAGAATAGCAGCGACCTTAACTTTTGTTAAGTTAGGAGCGCTTTCGATTTCTTTAATAAAAAGATCCATTTTCTTTTGAAGCGATGCATTTAATTTAATATCTTCTAAATTCTGATATTCTTTTAATACATTTTGAATCTCTTCGTTAATTATTTTCTTAAGTTCTGTTTGTTTCATCTATTTCCTTGAAATAAGGGAGGGCCGGAACCCTCCCATATTAAATTTGATTAGCCTTTTTTAACTTCTTCCATTGAAGCTTTCTTATAAGCAGTAACGTGTTTCTTAAGTTCGTTAATTGCTTTTCTTGCGCGGCCTGCAGCAGCTTTGTTTTTCTTAACTGCATACTCGTTATGATTTGCTTCGAAAGTGTCCCATAACGTTTTCATTGTCGTAAATAAATCTTGCATAATAATAATTTGTTTTTAATTTGTTTTACTCTTCTTCTGTTCGTATTTCAATTGTAAATGCATCACGAAATATAGTATCTAAATCACTAACATCAAAAACTTCACCAGATTCAAATACTATTTTATTATCTGCTAATACAAAACCGCAATTCATAGCATCTATACTATATTCTACTGTTTTGCAAATTATTTGATTTCCGTTAATGATTTCCGTTAATATTATTATTTCATCTTCATCTACAATGATGTAATACATATATAATTATCTCTATTTTCCGTTTTTTCTGTTTAAATATAGTTTACTTAGCTTTTTCTGTAAACTAATACATTTTTCATAATCCCCTCGTTCTCTCCAATACTCAATTTCTTTTTCATGTAAAGAAACTTTTTGTTCAAATGTCATATCGGAAGGCCAGGATACTTTTCTTTTAGTCATAAGTCCGAACGCGTCGACCATCATCTCATTAAAATAATTCATACAATCTCTTTATTTAAGTTAAATATAAGAATTTCTTTTGTACTAATCAAATATTTCTTCTTTTGGAGGCCGCTTTAATACGTGAACCTAACTTTCTTTTGCGTTGTTGAGACTTTCGTCTTATTATAGACCTTTTCTTTTTATATTTTAAACGAGCCTTTCTTAACTGCATTTTCTTTTTGCCTGTTTTTGCTTTTTTTCTAGCTCGTTTCATTTTCATTACTTTGGAACGGCTCATTGGCTTATACGCTTCTGTTACATACGGCTCGCCTACTAATACTTTCGTACGTAATTGACCATCGATTGTACGAGTATATAAACCATTGCCAGTAAATTTAATATCGTCTTTATTTATTACAGCTCTAACCGTTTCTTCGTCGGTAATAGGTTCTAAATGAAACTTATGTGCCATATCCGGTGATAGTTCTGAATAAAATCCTCTAGTATGTAAAAGTTGCGAAATTTTATCTATTACTGATTTTTTAGCTGCTGGTGATCCATCTTGGCCTAATGCAGTTAATTTAAATCCTGCAGGTTTCTTTTTCACGCCAATTGCAGTATCTACGTCAGGATCTTTATCAACATCTGCTGCGTGCCATATACTAATATCGCCGCTAGTAATATCTTTTACATTCCCAATAGCAGGATTACCGCCTTTTGATTTATATGAAGCAGTAATTATATCAAAAATTTCTTGAGCATGTTTCTTGAGCTGTTCTTTATCCAATTCCACATACTTGTTTTTAGGAATTGCTTTTGCATCTTCGAATAATATGTTCTTAAGTTTTATCATTTATGTTTAATTATTAATTCACCTAATACTTCTAACTTACCAACTAATTCCTGAAACTCTATTTGCTCAATACTCATATCTTCTTTAGTAGATTCATATAAGCGATCTAATAACTCAATATATTCTTTACGTGCTTTATCTAAATCTAATTTACCTTCCAATGCTTTTTCATAATAAGGTAATTTAACTTTAAAATGATGCCAAGTTAATAAAGCCAGCCCGCCTTTTTCTTTTGCATTATCTGCAATTTTCTCAGCCCCGGTCATTCTAGTTTCTGCAAAATCTTCAAATTCTTTTTCTGCAGGAGAATTTTTTTCTTTAGGCTCTTCCGTTAATATGTGTTTAAGCTTTATCATGAAGTAATCTTAATTGTTCCGTAATATCCTTTAATAGCACCTGTTATTTTAATAGGACGCGCTTGGGATGTTACGTTTATTTTATTTCCGTCCATTGCAATAACAGAATAATCTAAATTGAAATCTCTATGTTCTTCAATACAAGATTCCCATTCAGTACGAACTCTTTGTCTATCTTCGCTACATACTGTATTGAGCCAGCCATATCCCATTAAATCATGTTCTTGCTTTCCTGTATAACGACCGTATGTATTATTTACCCATACATATTCTCCTGTGGAGTCAGTCTCGTATATCATTTGAAAGTCATTATCTAATGATGCTCTTACATATTCTCTGTTATACGTGGTATTTTCATTAATTTTTTCTACTAAATCTCTTAATGACTTTCCACCATTAGGACGTAGTTCAGCTACTAACGAATCTAACTTTTGTTGTATACATTCGAAGCTATTTACCATTACTTCTACTTTTTCGTTTTTCATCCTACGATTCTTTATATAATTGAAAACATTTACCGTACCTTCTTTAATTAACTTTCCTAAATTAGAAAGTGCAACTAATGCTCCTGCAATCGCTCCAATTGTTAATATTATCCAATCTTGATTTGGACCTAAAATCATATATCGCTTTCCTATATAATTATTATGTATTAGTTTATTGTTCCTGTTTAGTATCTAGAATAGGCCCGCCGACTACCCATGCATCACATGTACGTTTAGCGGCACATTTAAATTTTAAAAATCTGCAATATCCTAATTGACCGGCTTCAATTACTTGATACGGATCTTCACTTCCATTATCATTACCAATGCCTTTAGCTATGCAATCTAATGTTTTAGAAGTCATATCAAATGCCGCGCAATTACCGCATCTAGATTTTTTAGCTTCTTCTGCAGAATCTAAATTCCACATTTCAACTTTCTTCTCCCAAAATTTTTTATTAGGCTCATTAGGATTCAATGGACCATATCCATATTCATCAATACCTTTTTGTCGATTTTTAAGATTTAATTCTATATTTTGTGTCGCTGGTGGACATTTAGATTTTGCTTCTTCTAATAAATTTTTTAATTTAATCATATTATTTACCTTTTCTCCAACCGCCGCCGGCTTTTTTATACATTTTAGCTGCCCATGCATTTGCATAAGCAGATGGATAAACATCGAATTTCTTTTTAGCTTGAGACTTATAATATGACCATTTCTGCGGATCGGTAGGTACATTACGTTCTAAAAATAAATTTAATCTTTCTTCTAAAGATTTATATTCTATAGATTCTGATACTCCCGTTTTTACTTTAATTGGTTTTTGACCTTTTTTACGTTCATTACCTTTTTTAGCATCTCCTTTTTTAGATTGAGTCGCTCTTTTTCTTTTTACAAATGCCGCGCGGCCTTTCTTACCTAACTTACGAGCTTTTTCTTTAGATAAACATGCTGCATACGCATCTCCTTCTTTCGAATCTCCGCATTTACCTACTCTATCTCCTGACGAGTTATATCTATCCCAGCCTCCACCGCCAACACCACCTTTGCTTCCTTTGCCGAACCATGCTCGCAAATCTTCTTGTAATATGTCTTGCAATTTTATCATAAAGCCTTAATATACGAAAGCATTTTTGGTTCATTTAAATCAGGATTTGTATCTATCCCGAAATATTTTGCTTTAAATTGAGCTTGAGCATATTCGTCTCTTGTATACCATTCTTTATAAGTTTGTTTTAAGTATTCTGAATGCTTTTCCCAATCAGATGTTAAAATAAAGTTTTCCATCCATTCGAAATTCTTTTTGAATGTTTTCCAATCCGTAAAGTCATGTTCAAAATGGGAGATTTCGAATACTTTTTCATTATCAATATAATCGATGCAAAAGTCATAGCCTAGCTTTGGTTTAATGTTTAATAATTTTCGCAATCTAGGGTATTTCTCTGAATACTTTTTTATTTGATTATATGCATTCCCGGCATATGAATATCTTACTAACACATGAGCATGATCTAAAAATATATTCGGATGAGGTTTTGACTGTTCAAACCAATCTTGTATATTCGCAGATGCATCCGTAGTAGAACCAGGAACTAACACTAACGTATCTATTCCATTTGCTTTATGGTATAAACTTTCTATGTAAGTAAGTTCATAACCTATTCTATCAAAAAATTCTGGGTAATATAAACGCTCAAATACACTTACGTCCTTAATAGGTTCGTAAAGATATGGACAATCTGTTAATGTATATGATTTCCTTATAAACATCAGTCTTCCTCTTCTTCTTCATCTTCTTCATCTAAATCATCTTCTGTAAAAGAAGCGTCGTCAAATACAATAAATTTATATTCATTATCTTCTTTTACTACTTTACCTACTGATGCGCTGAATTCTTCTAAACCAGTTAATGTATAATAAATTTCAAAATTACATTTATTTTCTTTTAAATGTAAACGAGCTTCCAATGTAGCCTCGGATATGATTAAATTTAAATCGCCAAAGTCATTATTAAGCTCTGCTTCAAAATATAATTTATCATTATACTTACCAACATAGTCAAATTGATATGCCTTACCATATGTTTGATTTAATTTTTGTACATACGGGTCTAGTAACTGATTTATTTTGGTAGTATCTAACTCTTGTTCAAGTAACGATTTTAAATTGATCATAAGTACCTTTTTTAATATAAATAAATATGTACTACGTTATTTATACTTGATTTTTAACCCCTTAAGTACGCTCAAAAATTGTTCAATCGTATAACTTTTATTAGCAGAGTCTTTAATTTTAACTTGCTCTAATTGTTCATGCGCTAATTCTACCATTTTAATTAAAGCAAAGAACCCATCTTCGGCCCAAAAAGTACCAAATCCAGTGTCTTCTCCTAATATATTTGTTGAATATGCAGCATCTTCATCTGTATCACCCGGAAGTAATATAAAGTACATCATGATCGAATATAATATTAATGTTTGTAAATTCTTGATTTAATTTTTCTACAAGATCAATAGGTATTATAGATTTAATATATACAGTAAAATTTTTTTTATTAAGTGCATGAGCTATGCCATTAATTTCTTGTAATACCCCTCTTACAATATATAAATCATATTCTCCGCTGTCCTTCATTGGAGCGGGCACACATAAGAATGTTGTATTTACTTGCTCCATTAAATCAAAAAGATTTTTGCATGTAGATTTAGAATGGTCTTTATCGTATGTAATGATATCAAAATGATTTTTCATTTCTTCCCGTACGGCACTGCCAATAGACCCTTGTCCTATAATTCCTAACTTTTCCATTACTTGTGACATACTATTAACTCTTTTTCGTAAGTTTGTAAATTCTTAATTTTAATTTTAAATATATCTAATTCAAATTCTCCTAATTCACCTGAATCAGTTATTATTTCCGATAAATTCTGAATAATATTAAATGATTGCCGTGTCAATCTTTTTGCATCGAATTCTATTGTTATATCTCCTTCACCATACTCTTCTATATCATGTACTCTATTACGTAAATCATATGTAGTATTAGTTTGTTCTACATCACAATACTCCGCCCAATTAAAACCATAGTTATTACGTACATAGACGTTCGTAAACCAAGGTTCTAACAATTCCAATAATTGTGAATTGCAGTTATGAATAACCGCAGAGACATTGTATTTATGGGGTATAATAGGTTTCATAAGATTATCATGTTTTACGAAATGTCCCCATTTACGTATAAAATTTCTAGTACTTTTATAATTTTGAGCTTCCCATTCTGGACTATTTTGTCCCGGCGTAGTTAATTCAGGATTAAACCTAGAACCTCTACAAGTCATATGATATACACATCCTTTCCATGTTTGAATAAAGCGTACACCATTTAATTGAAACCTATTAAAGATATCAGAATCTTCTTTTGATTGCGGAGCATATAAAGGATCATGTCCTCCTATCTCTTGAAAATCCGATTTCATAAATGCCCATGGGGCAAATATACCTTCCGTAGTATCATTACCTTTAAATGAATCGTTAGAATTAAACCAATCTAAAAATTTTACTTCATTAAAGTATTCTGGTTCTGTTCCCCAATCAGCTAATACTTTCTCAGGGCCATCAGGATGTAACGGCGGTTCAATTCTAGTTAAAGACACTATCTTTTTTGGCCCTATATATTTTTCAATATAATCTATTGCTCGAGGACATAAATACATATCTGCATGATATATCATACAAATATCTGCCGTAGCTACTTCATTAACTAATTTATCATATAAAATAGTATGGCCTAATCGAGACGGTCCTTCATTTCGTATTGCTTTGAAATTAGGATCAATTTTCATCATTTCTTGACACCATTCCCATGTACCATCTTTATCACTAAAATCATCTGCTACACAAATTTCTACTTCATGATTACCTTGATTCTTTCTTATAGAGTCATATGACCATTTTAAATATTTAAGATTATTTCTGCTTGGCTGTATTATTGATATTTTCATTTAAAAACTTTTTTAACTGTATTAATAACTTCGCTATAATTACGTCCAGATGATTTTATAGTATCTGCTGGATTAAATATAGGGAATATTTCTGAATTTGCAAATCGTTTAAAATAACAATTTGAATTAAAATAATTTTCTCGCAACTCTTTTCCTTCACACACATATACTACAATTGGTTTACCAAAGATACTGGCTAATACACAATTTCCTCCGTTAACAGTAATAAATCCTTGTGCGTTTGAATACAATGACAATTCAAATTCATTTTTAGATGAAATTTCCGATTTATCAAATAAATCTTCCAATAAAAAACAGTCGCCGTAATAAGATAATAACTGCTTATCAGTTATCATATTATTGTCTTGGTCATAAGCTTTAATACCATATGTATTAAATAAATTAGAATTAGAACTTTCATATTCATTTTGGTCTTGAGCATAATCATTATTATCCGGTCGTCGATATACTACGGCATAACCTAAACTAGTTAAGTATTCGATTATTTGCTGCAACATTACCATATCAAAATATCCAATTGGTATATTATCATGTTCTAATGTATATTTGTTAAAAATAACTACATATGGTTTGTCAGTAAATGGTTTAACTAAATCTTTGTATTTTGATACATAATCCGGTGGTATCCACTCGGTATAATCTAATACTCCATTAACTTCTTTCTGTTCTTCTAATGTTAATTCTGAATATTCTTTTCCTGTTATTGCTTTTGAGTTATGATGTATCCAATTATTCGGAACGTCCTTTAAAGATATATTATTGTCTACGGTACGATTATCAAAAATCTCTTCGATCATATTATCTTCAAGAAAAAAATAAAACGGCTTCATATCTTTAACTGTATAAAGTTTTTCTAACATTTTATTTTTATGTAAATAATTTATATACGGAATTACACATACAATTTCACATCCAAATTCAGGATTACATGTAACTGTTTTTTTCATAAAATTTTTCTTTAAATATTTTTTCTGAATAGTATGTTTGATAATTTATTTTACATTTCTCTGCACAATATAAATAAAATTGTTCATCGTTTCTAAGAGCCGTGGCAATTTTTCTAGCTGTTGATAAATCTCCTATCTCTATGGATAAATCAGGATGTAGACGTTCTTGAGTATCTAATTCTTTATAACCTATGCAAGGAATTCCTAAATATGCACAATTAAGAGCAAATGTTCCGGCTGCATGAGTTCGCATCAAATGAATACCATACTTAAATTTATTAAGTGCATGTATCCATTCTTTCCAATTTAAATAAGGTAAATGTTTAATTAATTGCTCTTCACCGGGCTGTTTTCTTCCCATTGAAGGAGCATGTACTATACCATTATCAAATTCCTGAGCAATAATAAATGAATCAAATCCTCCATACCAAGACACAAAGTTACCTCCGATAATAACTCCCTTTCGATCTTCTTGTTTTAATTCGCCAATCGACTCTTCAATCATTAATGATTGCATCACTCGTACATCTGGATGAGCCGTTAATCCTTGATAATATTTTCTATCCGATTCATTATGAGTATAAATTATATCTGCAGATGTTAATGTATTAAAATACCAAATTTGTTTAGGTAAATCATAATCCTGCCATAACCAATTTGGCCCTTCTTGCATTACTGCTACTTTAGTACATCTTAATTTTAAATCATCGATATTAAAGTTTGGATTCTTTTTTGGTATAATAATAATACCTAAATCATATTTTTCTACTGGTATTTGATTTAAATTATAATGGTCTGCATCTAATGCACACATCCAAGCAAATTCAGTTCTCATATTATCATGAGTTCTAGGAATCTTACCATTAAATCCCATTTCAGTAAAAAATGCTATTTTCATATTAGACACTAGCATGATTCATTTTAATATCTTCAAAACCTTCTTTATATAAAAGCACCATTTGATTTTTATAACCGACTCGTATTTTATTTAATTCTCTAATTGCAATCGCTCGACGTCCTACTTCTTCTAAACCTAGTTCGCCTTCTTTTCCTTTTCTGATATCTGATTCTAAATCCCATATCTTTCCATTAACATCTTTTAATTTATTAACGAATTCTAACGAATCTGGATATTGTATTAATTCCTGATATAAAGTATTAATTTCTTCCATGTTATTTGCATCTGCTCTTTCTTTTTTAAGTAATGCGATTGAATAACGGTCTGTAATTTCACTAATTGGCATTTTCATAACTTATTCTCCTTTTATTTTTTGTAATACATCATTCATTGTATATGTCTTAGCTTGGTATCTTATTGAAGCTAAATTTTGTTTTGACATTGTTTGTAATATTTGCCACCAATCCCCTTTTTCTTTTCCACAAAATCCGCGCGGATTACTTTCATTTAAAATATATAAACGTTTTTTAGGATGGCGTCTATTATGTACTCGTAATATATTTTTAACTATAAATTGTACAAATTGATCTCCCATTATTAATTTTGCCATATCAGCAAAACTAGTATCTTCTCCTGAGCAAAGTAATGATTGAGGAATATTAACTCCTGACTTAATTAAATCTGATTTAATTACTAAACACGACCCGTCAAATTTAGGATCTTTTAATATACGTATATCTAAATCGATAGCCTTATCATTTATTTCGTACATTTGATTTAATGTCATATATGATTTACTCGAGGCTAAATTAGTTAATGCCCAATCATTATTATCAATAAACTGAATATCCGTAAAATCATTATGTTCAATTACTTTCCATCCAGCATCCCACATTTTACGTTCACTGAAAAATAATACGTATTTATTAACGTTATTTCCAATTGCATATTCGTCTACTTGTTCTATAATCGAAAACGTTTCTTTAGGCCAAAATGAATCAGTTTCTCCCCATAAAACAAAATCATATTCCGTACAGTAATTATAATTCAAATCTCTCCTATAATCTGCAATATTATATACCGGGGAACTATTATCCTTAGTTTGTATAATTACATTTGCTCCCAATTGTTTTATACGTACAATTTGATCGAAAAGTGTAGATCTTAAAGATTCTTTTGAAATAATAGACGTATCTACTTTTTCAAAATATTCTGATTCATTCCATGTAAAATGATATGTTATATTTTCTTTATTTTCTATATCTTTTAACATTCCGACACATGAGTCGATATATTCAGGTAACATTTCAATTTCATAAAACATTACATGAACTCCTACTATATACTTATTTTTTAATTTCATACGTAATTATGTTTAACTAGTTCCCATGTTTGTTGCATTAAATTAGTTCTTGTAGCGCCTCGATCAGACCATCCAGAAAAAATCCACGTATAAAAATGTTTTATAAAATGCGGAGTCATATCTTCATTTAACTGCCAGTTATGTACTAATACTTCTCTTCTATATAAATGATTTACCCCATATACAATTGGGAAAAGTTTTATATCTACGTTTTTCATACGAAGGAAATAATTAAGAACTGGTTGGTCTCTGCCACGTTTAACTAATTTATCTTCTTTTTCTAAAATATTATTATGATTAATATAATAAAATTCTTTCAATTCTTCTAGAATTTTTTTATGTTCTTTATTAAAAATGCAATAACCTGATGCGAAATAATCGTTATATCTAAAATCTATACCCGGAAATAAATCTACATAACCGTTAACGCTATCGTATGTCCATTTTAAATTTTCGTTGCCTCGTAACGCACAAAATTTATGTTCAGTATCATTAAATATATTTGGCATATCCCATTTTACCATTATACTAGCATCGGTAAGTAATATTTGATCATATTCAGTAATGCCTCGCTGTTCTATATAATCAAATACATCGAACCAACGTTGCCAATTTACTTTATATTTTAATAAATCGCTTTCTTTTGTATGATTATATTCTACGAAATAGCAATTATTTTTTTCTGCCCAATATTTCCAAGTTAATTTAGAATATTCCATCCATTCGTAATTACCGTAATTATGTTTCTGAACTACGGCCGGGTCTGTACTTTTTACGCCTACCCAAAATATTATATTTTTATTTTTTTCCATAGAAATATTCGTATGTTTTTTTCATCCAATAATGGGTCAAATAATTGTCTTTGTTATTTGGTATAGCATTGTATTGATATACCCATCCTACCTTAGTAAAAGTCATATCCTCATCTAAAACTTCCTTACGTGCCATATCTGACATACTAAATTCCCATGATAATAACTTTAAATCAACATTATTTTCTCTTAATAAAAAATTAATAATAGGTTGATCCGTACCTACATGATAATTTTGTAATTCTTGTATTATATTTTTATTTTCAAAATAGAACTTAAGTATATTTTGATAATATGACTTATGAATTTCATTAACTATTTGAAACCCTCCCATATAATATTCCCAAAAGTTAAACATTTTACCATTAAATAAATGTTTAGAATAATTTTCAATACTACGTAATACCCAATCATAACTCCCATCAGCATGTACCCCAGTAAATTTACGTTCTGTCATATTAAAAAAGTTTGGACATTCTGGATGTATGAACGAATCTGCATCGACCATTAATATTTGATCGTAGTCAATATTATTGGCTTCTAATAAATCAAATACATAATATCGTTGCCATGTTATTTTTAATTCTTCAATTGGTGCTAATAATTGGTCCAAAATGAAAAGTTCGCAATTATTGTTTTCACACCAACGTTGCCAACTCTCTAATCCATAGTTATATGTAGCCGATCGGCTCTCGCTACCAGCTACTACGATCGCGGGTATGAATACTATATTCTTTTTCATTTAAATTCGCTTAAAAGATCATTAAATTTTCCTTCATTATATAAGGAATTTATTTTTGATAGATATACATTAGATAATGTATTAACATTATTCAAATATCCACGCTCGCATTCTATTATATAGTCGCTAGCTCTATAATTGTCAGACATATATTTAATTTTATCATATAATCCCAATTCTGTCATTTTATGAATAAATGGAGCTATATGATTATTCCAATCCGTTAAAGCATTGTAATTAGTAGGTGTCGTTACTTCTCCGATTCTATTCAATGTAATTTTAGATAAATCGAATAATCCTCCAATTGCAGTTATAACTTCTGGTTTGAAGAATTCGAATGACCCACGTAATGCTAATCCTCTAGGTTGCCGTGAATTAGATATTACTAACCAATCATTTGTATCCTTTGTTTCGGAAGCGATCCACTGCTCGTTAACTTTAATATTATCTAATAATTTACATCGCCCATTTAATACATCGTATATTAAGTTTTTATTTAATATTAAAGCATCATCTCCGCAAAATACTAAACAATCATATTGTTGATAGTTATATAATTTTAACCATGTATTTGCCGATTGCCATTCGCAACCGCTTTGGCCTTCAATATATTTCCAACCTAACGAATTCAGAAATTCTTTTGTTACTAATTTTTTATATAATATTCGATCTAATACAGCTAATAAATCATCGTTAGTACTTAATATTTTTTCGTTATGCGAATATATAGGGTCTCTATGTCCAACGACAAAAAGTTCTTGTTCCCAACCGCTTGGAAGTATTTGGTTAGACATTTGTTCATAAAATTGTGATGGATAATGCCACCCGCATGCTACTATTGCAATCTTCATATTATTGTGTAACGAAATATTGTTTATAATTAGTTATTAAACTATTTAAATCTATATCTGTTTTAGTTTTACGTATAAAGCAAATAGAATCATAAAAATGTATAGAATCTATACGATATTCTATTTCATCTAATTCTGTTATATGTTCTACTTCCGATCTACTAGTATTACTTGCCCACCGTTTAGTAGGTAATAATGATAAATCTTTAAAATAATCAATAGCTGAAATACTTTGATCTCGAAAACTTGTCCAATAAGATGTATGCAGATCTTCTACTGCGTATATACCGCCCGGATTTAACTTCTTAAATAAAAAATCAAAACTTTTAATTTGATGCGAGCATATATGACTCCCATCATCGATTATTATATCAAATGTAGAAAATTCATCGATTATAGATTGTAATATATTATAATTTGACTGGTCGCCTATTCTTACAAATATATTTTCGTTAACGTCTTCCCATTGTTTACAATTAGTATCAATATCTAATCCAACTATTATCGAATTAGGAAAATGTTCTTTTAATGTATATAATCCGCCCCCTTCTCGTACTCCTATTTCCAATATCTTTAATTTATCTAAAGTATTAAATGTAGAAAACATATGGCTATATGCATTATAATAAACTTCAGATTTTTGCGTTTTACCGCGTTTTTTATTTAACATAGACTCTTTAAAATCTTTCATAATATTTGATATAGTTTAGTATTGTAAATTATGCTGCATGAATATCTTAAGTCCGCGGACATAAGTTTGTAGTTTGTAATATTTTGTATCGATTCAATTTTTCTTTTATTAATCATCCATTCTACATTATCTCGAGTTTTAGATCCTCCTTCGAATATAACAACGCTACCTGATTCAATAGAAGATTTGCAAAGATTATACATATCTAAAACATTATCTCCGTGATTGCCTATATCAAAGTATAATAAATCAAACTGTACGTCTGATGTAAATTTTGAAAAATCTCCGTAATTAATATCAATAATATTATTTAAATTAAATGTATTTACTAAATTTTTTGCGTGTGTAGCTGTAAACGGTAATTGAACATCCCGTATATATTTTCCTTCGGCTTCATTTTCAAATAAATCATATGATTTTATAGTTCCTACATGACCGTATGATTCATTTAAATCTAATAAAGCCAATCCCATAGTTACTGCAGTACCGCCATTACCAGTTCCATATTCAATAATCTTTTTCGGCCTTATATCGTATATAAGTTTATATAAAATAGGTAACCAAGTATATTTATGCGGTGGAATTTTATTTATGTATTTCAAATTGATAAATGTTTAATTGTTTTAATGATATATAAAATATTTTCTGTAGTTAATGCTTCATGAAAAGGAATACTAACCGTATGTTTTGATTCTTCTTCCGAATTCGGACAATATTGATGCGCTCGATAACCGTCTTGATTTATTGCATGAAATTTATATACAGGATTTAAATTTTGAGCTTCGTAATGTATTCCGCAAATTATACCTGCTTCTTTCATCTTATTCATAAATTTATCTCGATCTATTACATTAATTCTATATAAATGATCGCTCGTATTATTATAACCTAATTCTTTATTATAAATATTACGTATCTCCGATAACCGCTCTTTTTTATAATCTAATAAATTTAAATTTTTATTAGCGATATGTGCCTGAATACTATTCATATAAAATTTATATCCCGGCATCATTACTTTACGTTCCCAATTATTTGTAGAAAATGACATTCCATTAAATGATAATGTTTTGAGATAATCTATTTTAGTTTTATCATTACTAACAATAATACCACCGTCGGCACTACCAACCGGTTTAGTTGGGTAAAAACTAAAAAACATTAAATCATTATCATTTGCTTCGTTTGCAAATTGCTTACGGTCGACCCTTTGAGCGGAATCGATAATTTTATAATCATCAAATTCATGTAAAATATACGACCCCCCTATCCATTCAATATTATCAGTAAATCTAGGAGTATTGCCCGAAGTAATAATTGCATTTAATACAACCGGTGGAATTAACGACGGCACATCGACTGTAACATTTTTATTTAATAACATTAAGAATATTGCATTCGTAGCGCTATTAACAGAACATGCATATTTAGCTCCTACATAATCTAAAAAATTATTTTCGAATTCTTCTACAATGCTCCCATGTAAATAATGAGAAAATTGTTCAGTATTAATAGTATAATTTGGTATATTAAATAATTGTATCATCTATTATATTGTTTAATTTATCGATATTCATACTAATATCCTTGGGTATATTTTCAGAGATATTATTTTTATATTCTCGTAATATATTAATATTTTTTTGTTTTACAAAATTATAAATACTATTTCTTTTCAAACCTACATTATAAATTCCTTTAGCATCTTTTTCAAGTAGTTTATATAATAATTTTGCTGCATCATGATGCCATATACAACTTTTAAAAGAATCTACAAATGCTTTATCATGTGTAAATGGATATTCTAACATTGCCATTCGTAATATTAACGAATTATTATATAATATACTAGCACATTCACCTCCTAACTTTGACCATGCATATTTATTTACTGGATATACTCCGTCCGATTCTTTATAATTTCCTTTAATACCAGGATATACAAAATCAGTAGATATATAAACAAATTTAATATTATGAGTAATACATGATATTATACAATTTGAAGTGCCTATAATATTTAATTGAATACTAGTAATTGGATTTGAATCATGTATATTCATCGGACGTGATAATGCGGCTGCATGTATAAAAACATCCGGAGTATATTTTTTAATAGCATTATCAATTGATAATGGATTTGTAATATCCATTTCATGTTTTGATAAAGGTATTATTGTATGATCAGTATTTTGTTTAATTAATTCTTTTGCAAATCTACCTTCGCCACCTGAAATAAGAATTATCATTCGAATAATATTAAAACTGTAAATTATTATTAAATCTAGCTTTTATCTTATCTTTCTTTTTATCTTCTTCAGTCATTTTAGACCAAAACATAACTCCTAAAGTTTTTCGATCCATGCCTTTTGTTATTTCCGGAAATCCGTGCCATGAATATTCACTGCATTTAAAAACATTTAATCTATTAAACTTATAAGGTACACGAGTATGATTTACTCCATCATGTAGCCGAAGGTCAAAAGATTCGTCAAATTCTTCAGATAAACAAAGTATAGCGCTATATTCTCGTTTCCAATCTTCATGCAGACCATGTACTTCTGCATCTATATGCATTCCTAAAAATCCCCCTTCGTTATTTGAATTAGGCGTTATCATCATTCCGCCACCATAATGAGTCAAATCCGGAAACGCATTTGTCGTCAATCCATTAAAAGCTTTATTTGGGTCAAAATTAGTTGCTATATAATTTAAGCAAAGTTCTGCTGCCAATGGCAAATTTTCCCTGCCGAGTTTAGAACAATATTGTATCTGGTTAGAGCTAGCGTCATACTTGACCCAATCCATATCATATTGAAAACTATTGGCAGCAGCTCGCACTAATGCTTCTGATGGGATAAAATTATCTATTGATAGGTGCGGTATTTTACATGTATTCATAATATTTTAATTTTAAAGGTTTTGTTTTATTTCAGTAAATACGTTAAAATCGGTTATATAATCATTAACATTATAATGCGTACTACATAAAGAAAATAGAACTGTATCAAGAGAATGATATATTTGCTCATCCCAAATTAAATTTGGTATATATATTGAATCACCTGGCAGTAGTTCATGTTGCATTTCTCTCGTTCCATCTTTTACAATTGCAGTAATTTTACCTGCTAAACACGTTAATATTTGTTTAGTTTTATAATGTGCGTGTTTTCCTCGTATATTTAAATCGGGTACGCTATATACAAAAAATGATCTTTTAGGTTTAAATTGTAAAGTAGAATCGAATTCGATTGGCATTAAAATACCATTTGGTTCGATTATTTGTTTTGCTCTAAATAATAATACATCATCAATTGTTATCATTTGTTTTCCGTATTCCATGTTTCTCCAAACGTTCCTACTGTAGCTCTAAATTCGTCGTCAGGATTATATTTTTCAGTTAAGTAATACATTAAAATTGAATTTGGTTCTAATGCCTTATATCCATGATATAATCCCGGTGGTATTGTTAATACTCTAAAATTTTTATCTGATAAATATTCCCATTTAACATTGCCGTCTTCATCAGCGATACCTACTTTAAAAGAGCCTTTTAAACATATCCAATAATCTGTTTGTATTTTATGTTTATGCCATGCTACGATATGTTCTGTAGAATTAACATATGATATATTAATTTGCCCGTTTATCGTAGGAAATAAATCTATTAATCGCTGCGCGCGATCATCTTCATTATATTTCATATTATATAAATTTTACAATCGGCACGTGTGTTATAAATTTGCCTCCGCGTGCGATATAATCTTTTTCTTTATTCATTATTTCAGTCGCAAAATTCCATGCGCCTAAATATGCCACGTCAACATCTTTATCTATTTCAATACTTTTAATAATAGGTATATGAGACCCGGGAGTTAATTTTCCTATCTTTTCAGGAGTAGTATCAATTACATATTCAATTAAATCTGATGATATACCGCAATAATTAAATACTGTTGTAGATTTAGACGTAGCTCCATAACTAATAACCTTTTTGCCTAAACGTTTACATCTAGTTAATAATTCTAATAAATCTTTTTTAGATTGTTCTACTTTATTAGCAAATGTATAAAATGTATTGATATTATCTAAACCTAACATTAATTCAAATTGAATATTATGATATACGCTAGAATGTATTTCTGTAGCATGTAATGTTTTCTTTACATAAATTCTATTCGATCCGCCATGTACATTAATATTCTCTACTTTAACAATCGTAAGACCATTTCTTTTTAATAAATTATTTAATGCTATTACAGAAAAAATATGAGGATGTTCATCATATATTTGATCATATGAATTCGTATTTATCATTTGTGCTAATGAAGGATCTTCAAAAATAAACATTCCGGAATCAGATAACAATGAATATACAGCTCTAAACGTTTCATCTAGATCAGGTATGTGACAAATACAATTAGCGGCAAATATTAAATCAATATTACCTACTTCAGATTTAATTAATTCAGCTAAATTTTTGTCCCAAAATTCGTTATACGTTTTGTATCCTAATTCATTAGTTTCTTTAGCAAAATTACTACATGGTTCTACTGCGTATGATGTGTTGGTTGGCCAATTTTTTATAAAAACTCCATCATTACTTCCTATTTCTAAAACATTTTTTGGCGATAATGACTCTTTAATATTATTACTAAATTCAGCAAAATGATTAATCATAGTACTAGACATAGACCCTCTATATGCATAATTTTCATTAAACATTAAAGGCGGGTCTACATATTCTATATGAGTAATTAATTTTGTATCAATATCCATACCAACTTGTAAATGATAAAAATATTCATCATTAACTTCATTAGGGTATATAAATCTATTAGCAATTGGTTGCTTACCTAAATTTAAAAATTCGATTTTATCCATAACTAAATATATAAATTTTTTACAATATAAACAAATTAATTAATAATTACTTGACCAGAAAAATCTACTAATCCAGTTCCTGCTATACCTTGCGGACATACGCCATGTCCTATATCTGTTATATCATATTTTGTAGTAGTAATATTTGACCAAAATATACGCATTTCATTATTCCAATGAATATCATCTAACAATAAAATTCCTTTATAATTATTTGCTAAAAGATAATCGTATATTTGCTGTTCAAATTCTCCTGTGTGTGACGTATCTAAAAATATCATCGCAGCATTTAATAAAATTGATTCTTCATTTAAAGAAAAAATATTTCCTATTCTTCTATCAACATTATCCGGCTGAGGTGATATACCATATAAATTATTTATATCATACGTTATAATTTTATTTGTTTTATTGATAGATAACGCTAAACTGCTAGTACCGTGATGAGTACCTAATTCAACTATTATACTATTATTAAATAAAAACGATAAATACGATAATAAATAATAATGGTTTTCACCGGGCGGTGCTATAAAAATTTCTTTATGATCAGCTCGATTAATATATTCAATATATGTACGTAAATCAATTTTATTAATTTCAGTTTTTGTAATTATCATAACATTTCTTTATTTATAAATCGTTCTCTCCAAATATCTATTTTTGTATAATCATAATTAGTAATTTGAAAATTAATCCAACCGCCCATATACGGACGTAAATTGTCTTGAACACCGGCATAAGCATCTATACCAGACCCTACAACAATATATATTGCATCTTTATATTTTTTCATTCTATGTAACAATGCTTGTTGTGCATGTCCTATGCCTACTAAAAATATTTTACTAGTACTTTTTTGTAATTGGGTTGCCATAAGTTGTTCAGCACCGTCAATATCATCACATAAAAATTGTTGTGGCATACGTATATAATCTGTAAATCCATCGAAACCTAAATAATCTTTATATCGTTGATATGTACATAACTCTTCTATTAAATCTAATTTAGGTCCTGCTCCTATCAAACCAATTTGCCCATTAAATTCTTTTGTAAACCATCCAGACGCTACTAAAAAATATACATAGTCTACAGGATAATCAAATGGGTTATTAAATAATTCATTAAACCATTGTACATGCTCGTTTAATAATTGACACATTAAATAATCATTTTGTAATATTCCTTCTCTAAATGGCGCTAGATTTCTTTCTTGTAAATTTGAATCTCTTTTACCCGGTGCAGCGGACCCTCCTTGTTGATTTAAATACCATAAACGTTCGCCATCACTAAATTTATAAAACGTAGCAGATTTATTATTTTCTACAGAATCTTTAATAAATGATTTAAATTTTTCTAATTCTGTATTTTCAGACCATTTCGAATGATAAAAATCTCTTTGTATCTGTGGGTTAGTTTGTATTACTACTGGTTCGTTCATATTATTGTCCTTTTAATTGTTTCCATCCCCGTACTTTTGTATGAGGTAACCAACATTCATTAATTATTAAGCCGAATAATCCTTTTTCAGAATTTTCTATAAATTGACCTTCTTGTCCACCCCATTTACCATCACCACCATTATGTTTATTATTTGGATTAAAATACATATTATCTAAAAAACGATATTTTTCGTAATGTTTTTTAGTCATTCCAAAACAAAATCCGTTAATAACCGTCTCTGCATTTGTACATGCACAAAATACCGTTCCTGTTTTAGGACCGTTTGATTTTTGTTGTCCAGATATTATTCCATTTGACAACATTCCGTATATTACATTTTCATCGGGCATAGAACAAATTGATTCAATAAAAACATTAATACTTTCATTAAACCATAAATCATCGTTACAATTGACAAGTATATCGCAATTATCTATATAAGCTTGATATATACCTTTATTCCATGCACCAGTAATACCTTCTATAGTCTGATCATCTATACGTATAACATGTGTGTTATCCGATACATTTAAATTAAACTCCGAAGCATTATCTACCACATATAAATTATATTCATATTTACATGATTGATTTAAAGTAGTGCAAAATCTTTCAATAAATAAACCTCCATCCGGACGATACATGTTTGAATGATGGGCTGTTACTATAAATCCTATTTTCATAAAAACATTTGAATTAATTGATCGGTACTAATTTCTTGCATTAATTCTTTTCTATTTGTATTTAAATATTGCCAGGAATAATTTATTGGAGTAGTCCATAATTTTTGTGTTCCTTTACGTATAAATCCGCAATGATCAAACGTTACGCCATGCATTTCAATATCATTTAATTCCGTACGCAATTCTGCAAAAGCCTCCCATGCATTCCAACATGCACTAGATTGTAATAACCATTCTTCTTTAGGATTTACATCATGGCATACAATTGTACCATTATCATTTAAATGTTTTAATGAATTTAATATATCACGTTTAACTTGTTCTTTTTCGTGATATCCATCAATAAAAATTATATCCCATTTCATCGTATCTTTAATACTAAAGAAAAATTCATCCGATGTCATAACATACTTAGCCTTCATATATCTATCTTCGTTATAAGGATCTACCGAATCTTTTGATTCACATATAACAGCTTCGAAATTAATACTTTTAGCTATTCCTATTTCTAAATAAGTTTTATAATTAAATTTTTGTATGAAAAAATTAATTAAATCCGTTCTTGTATTCATAATATATTTTGTATTTGGTTTTTTATTGCATTAAAAGAATAAATTTCGTTTACTTTTTCAAATGCATAATTTATTATAAAGTTATAATATTCTTGATCATTTTTTAGTTTATTAAATTTAATAGATAAATTATTTAAATCGCATGTAGCTAACTCAGGATAAAGTACTTTATTAGCATCATTATTACCTCCTAACATGATAGTTCCTAACGTTGCACATTGGGTAGCTTGTTGTCCAAAATTTAACGAGGTATCTAAATTTATTAAATATTTAGATTTATTCCACATGCGTATAAACTGTTCCCATATATCACTTCGACCATCAAGTACATTTAAATTTAATGATTGTATAAAATCGTTATTTATATTATACCTGCCGCCGGCCCAATAATTTTCATAATTAAAAACTGTATCATTTTTATCTTCTAAAAAATTAGAACGTAAATAATCTATATTAACGGGTTGCGGTATTGTATATATTTTTGTCGGCGTAATATATCCATATTCTTTAAAATAATCAAATGTCAAATATGGACTAACAAAACCTTCGGTATTATCTATTAAATAGTTTCGTATGTTTTTTGGTACTGAAGGTTCTTTTTGCGTGCCTAATATTAATGCATTAGGATATAATGATTTTAATATATTTAAATTATTTATATTAGATTCAATTGCAGCAAATATAATATCAAAATCTTCTTCAGGAAATTCACCGTCTCTTAAATTAATAAAATGGCCATCAAATAACATAGGATAATTCCAAAATCCCATTAAGCATTCATTAGATATATGATGCATCCTGTAATATGGTTGCCCGTTATATAAATATACTTTATTATCTTTACAAAAATATGAATCTACTTTACTGCTATCGCAAGCTAACGCGAATTTCATTATAATGTTTTTTAAATATTTTTTGTAAACTTTCAGGTATTAAATTTTGTTCTAAAAATGCTTCGTATGATTTTGTATCTGGTACAAATCCTAAACTACGAATAGGTCCGTCAGCAGATTTAATTCTATCATCTAAATACGTATATCCGACGCAATATTGAGTATTTAATGTACATAAATAATCTTTAATTTCAGAATTTTGTCTTAAAAATGCAATCCAATTTTCATCGCTTTGATATTGTATAGCATTCATTTTCATTGATTCTACAATATATTCTAAAACTGGTAGTGCTGTATTTTTTACGTATACGGCACTAGTATTCCATTCAGGAGTACGTACGTATGTAGCAGCTCCTATTTCTCCATTAAATTCCGGAAATGTAATATTATTTATTTGCCAGTTATCTTGATCATGAAACCAAAAATCATCATTTAATACTCCCGATTTCATTAATTCGTACATTCCATACCATTTATTATTAAAAATATTAAATGTACATATATCATTTAATAGATATGATCGTACTCCTTTATATTCAAAATTTAAATTAGTACCTATAATAATATCATTAATACTCCATCCATATTGGAATGCATTATCTATCTGGCATTTAAATAGTTTAAATAGTTCGTCGTCGGAATGCCGTCTATTAGATTGTACGGCATTGTATATCATTACATTTTTCATATAGTATCATATAAAGCATTTTGCTTTTCTTGTCGACTAATTTCTTTAATATGTATTAAAGCAAATTCATCTGTTTCATATGGTAAATGAGTTCCGGTTTTCCATCCATTCGGTCTTTCATGTACCTTTCCTTCCCATTTAATATAAGAAACATTTTTGAATATCCTTAATTGAAAATCAGGATAATTTACTCTACCTAATGCATCTACTCTCCAACCCCATTGTTGTATATGATCCGAAGTCAATCCGTTTACTTTATTTACTCTAGGAACTGCAATAATATCAACGTCAACATTTAATTCTAAAATATCATCTATATTATCTATTAATAGGTCCGGCGGATATTCATCTGCATCAATATTAAAGATCCAATCTTTAGTACATAAATTTTTTAATTCATTTTTCTGATTTGCGAAATCTTTATTTAATGGATTAAAATAATATTTAAAATTATTTAATTCCATATACTTTTTACATACTGCTTCCGTTTCTTGAGTAAAGTTTTCTGTATCTAAAAGAACGATTACTTCATCGTCTGGACGAATTTTGTTGTATAATTTAGTTAATAATTTATTTAATTCTTCGTGCTCATCGCACGCTAATATTGCATAACTAATAAATTGTGCCATCGTCTGTATGTTTATAATTAGTAAATGTATCTATATAGTTTGTTGAATACGTACCCGTACCTGATGTCGAATCGGATATCCAAATTGTTTTAGATAATCCTTTATCGGTATTGTCAGGAAATGGAATTTCTAATTGTGTTGATTTAGGTTGGTCTGATTGTATTTGAATTAATCTGTTTAAGATTTCCCGATTAAACTTATCTGCATAATTTGCTTCTATCATATGGCCTCTTAACCATATTATAAATTCTCGTTCTGTCATACCGTTTCAATTTTTTTGAGTTTCGGTAATGTAATTTTTGGAGGTTCAGTTACGGGAGTCGCGTCAGATACTTTCTTTAATTTAGGTAATTGAAGAGCTACTTGTTTTGGAAATTCTGGAATGTATTTAGTCATTATCTGATCGATACGTTCTTTCATTTTATCGAAACTAAAATTAGTTTTAGAATAATGAGAATGGCTTCTACATTTCTCTACATATTTTTTATACTCTTTATAAACATCTTTCATAACCGCTACGGCATAACCGAAGTCCACAGAGAACCAATTTGAATCTTTAATTAGAACTTTATCCCATTGTACAGATTTATGTATAGGTTCTAATTTACCTTTTAATTCAATTACAGCATCTTCTTTTAAGAAATCTTTTTGTCCCGACCATAATGGAACAATAACTGGTTTTCCTGATATAGCGGATTCTAAAATTGGTCTTCCATATCCTTCGCCTTTAGTAAAAGTAATATGAGCTTTTACTTTAGGATGATTATATAATTCATTCATTTCAGTCGCAGTCAAATCACCGTATATTAAATATACATTAGGTAAACTAGTAGCGTCTGGTATGCTTTTTCTAATCGTATTAATTTTCTTTTTAAGTTCATTTCTATCTAATACAGAAGGTGCACCTCCGGATGTCTTTAATACGAGCGCCGGTGCGTTTTTCTTATTCTTAAATGCTTCAAAGAATGATCGAATCAATCCTCCTACATTTTTTCTGTCTTGACCAAATTCTCCGGGTAGCCAATGTCCTACAAATAAAAAGCAAAAATCTTCTTTAATGTTTTCAAAAGATTGTTTAATTAAAGGACTTATGAAATCTGCGGGCGAATTTAATTTTTTAAATACGTCCGTGTCAATTCCTTCGAATAATACTTCAAGATTTTTATTAAAAACTAAATTACCTATTTGCTGATTAGTTTGCTGATTCATCATTTGATAACCAGTAGTCTTAAGTACATTTGCAGAATGATTAGATGATATTAAAATTAAATCCATTTTATTACATGCCTCGATCCATTCAGGAGCGCATCTATCCGTTTCAATACCGGCAGTAACTCCAATGTTATATTTACCAATTGGCATAAATTCATTTGGAATAGTAACTTGCATAAAGATATCCGGTTGCTGTGTTAATTGCCCGAAATGCAATCTATCAATAATTTGTTTATCATATTTGTCATTAACGTTAAGAGCATTCAATGGAGTCTGTCCCCAACGAGTACTAATAACTTTAATTTCATATTTATCTAGTTCAATTAACGCTCTTAAAAGATCTCTTGAACGTTCACCGTATCCGCTTCGAGTAGCGCAAGGACATTGCACTACCATTAATGGTTTTTTATGTTCCATAATATGTATTTATAATTGTTGTTATATTAAATTTATCTAACTCATCGTCCCAAATAAAAGATGCTTAAAAAATTTATTTTATGCTGTAATTAATTCAAAACGTTTTTTAGGTTGCCAATTTGTAAAGGCAGTATTCATATCATTGACAAAGCGATTACACATATTCTCTGCACTTAATCCTGTTTCAGATGACATAAAATGTGCACGTCCTTCTAAACCAAATTGCTTACGAGTTTCTCTGCTTAAACTATACCAAAATTGTAATGGAGATACTAAATCTCTATAATCTACGATATCATCAAAGATATATGGGGTAGGAATAGATCCTTGCAATGTTAATGCTTTAGGGAATATCGGCGTACACCATTTACCATGTACTAAATATTTACCTGTATGATTTGATTTCCAAGATCCTTTATAATGACGTTCTGTTAAGAAATTATCTTTATCATCTTTAAATCCACATTGGTCTTGTAATCCTCCAGTTACATTAACGATAATAGGAGTTCCTGCCATTATTGATTCTGCAGTGCCTAATCCAAATCCTTCATTAGATGCAATATTAACTGTTACATCTGCCATATTATAATAGTAATTCATATGATCAGGAGATGCAGGACGTACTGTCGTAAATTCAATATTTGAATTTTTGCAACATGCTTCTATTACTGCAGGTAAATCAGTTCCGTTAGGATCTACTGGATCTGTATGCATTAATAATAAACATCTTTTTCTTTGCTCCGGAGTTAATGTATTAACAAAATCTTCAAATCCTAACATTAAATCTGACGTATGCTTTCTGCGAATATTTCTAGAATTATAAAATGCAATGAAATCATATTCTTTACCATTCAATACTTTATTTTTAAATTCTAAATATTCGTTATATTTTGAATGGTCGTTAGTAATAGGGAAGAATGTATTATGATTTATACCATGCGGTACATATGTAATTTGCCAATCTTCATATCCTTTATCGGCTAGCACTTCATGTACAATGCCGTATGTCTGTTTACTAATGCACATTAACAAATCACATGATTCGTAATAGGGTTGATTATACATCGGAGTCGGTAAATCATCCCAAATGTTATAATAAAAGATAGGCATTATTTGTCGAACTTCATGCTCCATTTTATATAACCATTCCCAAAATCTAGGATCAGTAAAATGAAGAATTGCATCTGGCCGTTCTATATTAAGAAGCTCTCTTAATATTTCCTGATCGCCATATCCTGACCATGGATACACTTTTACTGACGCGTCTGTGATACCACGTTGCTTATTTACTTCTTGAGATAAATCGAAGACCTTTCCTTTATCAGGATGATTGATTGCAGCTCCCAATTGGACCCAATCAAATATATGAGCAGTGCCTACTACAAACTCTCTTGCCATCGTAGCAATACCAGAATGCATGCGCAAGTCGTCACATAACAAAAGTATTTTTTTCTTTTTTGACATAACCTATTTTAATATAAATATCATTTTTTTATTTTTGAATTGTTGCAATACGAACAATATTTTGGTTTTATCGCTGAATTATTAATGGCAATTTTAAATTGCCCATCGCAATCCATACAGACAAATGTTTTTGGTTTTTTGATAGTTAAAGTTGATTCCATGTTAGTTTTTTTCTGTTACTATTACAAACGGTTTATTATGTTATTTACAATTATTACCATGCCATTATTAATAATTATTTATCTGAAATTATTATAATAGGTTTATTTAATTTTTGCGCTTCTTGAATAACATGATCGGTGCCATTGGATTTTCCAGTACTACGAAAAGCTATTATTTTCTCTGAATATTTTACAATTAATGAATTGCGATGAAATAATTGAGATACGTGATAAGGTTTTCCATAATATTCATCTGAACAACCAGAATAAAGATTCTTAACTGTATGCGCAGGATTAAATTCTTTATATTTAACTCCCAACTCTAACGCATACTTCTTTGCATATCGATCCGCGCCATTTTGCGAACCACCCGACACGATTTCTAATTCGGGCCCGAACGCTATCTTAAGTTTATAGATCATATCTTTAATCTTAAGTCTATTTTCATACGTTCTAGATCCGATAATTGCTATTTTCATAGATATAAGATGTTTCATGTAATCTTAAATAAATATGTTATATCCTATTCTCTTTAGGACATACGTTATACAATTTGTCGAATTCACAGTATTTACAGTTTTTTCCATTGTTAGATATTGCAGGGAAATTACCTTCCGTATTATAAGTGCCATCTTCTTTAAATCCTGCTCTTACAAATTCTTCAATTTCCTTAATTAATTTATTGCGTGTCGGCTTTCCCGAAGCAGGAACGAATTGCTGTATACGTTTTTGTGGATACATAAATCCTTCAATCAACTTTCTCTTAACAATAAAATATTCAATTCTTATTTTCTCTTCATCATAACCAAATTGCTTAGCGAAATAAGATTTATATAATACTAATTGAGAAGTTTTAGTTTTATCTTTTTTAGCATGTTCGTTCCAACCTGACGTAGATGTTTTAATGTCATAAATGATTATTTCATCATTTTCAATATCTCGTATTACCAAATCAATAAATCCGGACATGATAACATTGGTATTACCTTCCGTAGCTTGTACATATAAAGGAATTTCTATTCCTATTAATTCATAACCTTGATTAGAAAAATAACCAGATCGCTTTTTCTTTATCCAATCTAAAATAGCGATACCGTCTTCAAGGAATTCAGTAAGTTGCGATTTTGAAGAGAAATGCTCTCCCCCATTATCCATTACGGCTAATCCATAATGATTAATCATTTGCTCTTGTAACATTTCCCCTAGATTGATTCTATCTGCATTTTTAACAGATTCATTAAACATTACATAAAGATAATGCTGAATTACTTCGTGCATTGCAGATCCAAATACAGTATGTATAGAGGGAGAATATACTCTTTGTTTATCAATATAATTTATCTTCCATCTATGCGGACAAGATGACCACATTGAGAATTGACTATATGATATTGCTTTATCAGTTGGTTTCTTCTCTGGAACCGTAAATCTAATAAAATTTCCTATTTTGCTTACTTTGCCCATTTATTATTTATTACAAGTTGCGCGATTATACCATATACAGATAAGTCTTGAAAAGTATCTGTTACTGATTCATTAACAACATCTTTATGATCAAATATAATCATTTGTTTAAGTCTCTGTATTTTATCGTTTATGCGAAACCATAAACCAGTTAAACTTAATTTTTTATCATCTTCTGTTTGTAATGACGTGCCAACTGAAATATTGCCTGGGCCGTAGTTCTTTTGTTTGGAGCAGAAAATTTCATATTGCTCCCACATTATTCGTTTGTATTCTTTCATCATCTCCGGATAGGTCGTCTCTATCTCTTTTATCACGTCCGGATTTTTAAATTGGTATTCCATATTAGGGTTTTAAAAGTTGTTTAATCTCTTTATCAGACTTACCGTATAACTTAATTATACGCTCAATATCCGCCGTTTTATTAGTTAAGGTTAATATGTCTAGATAATCAATAGCGTCGCTTTTACTGCAAGTATAGTGCTTTGCAAATAAATCTACCAATTGAGAATTATACTTATCTTGCTTTTTACCCTTAACGTACTTCGAGTAAAATTTCTTTTTAGGCAATATATCGTAATATAACTGATAAGTTTCTTTTGGCGACAATAATCCTATTGTATACTTTTGAAACTCATTAACTATCTCGATTAGTTCGTAGTTCATACTTAACCAACGGTTAATTAAATAACTAGACCAGCTTTTAAGATTCTTTTCAGAATACTTTGCGATAGGTAATTTCTTATCAGTTATATTACCGATATGATCGAAGATTGTAAAATCTTTTTCCATTAAGCGTTTGGTAATGCAAATTTAGACGGGATATTTCCGCAGCTCGTGCATTGGAATTGTTGTACCGGAATCATTGATTCCTTACCTGTTGGTGAAATAAGTGCCGATAATACACGAAACTTAAACACTGGTAAAAATACATCATTACCACATTCACACGCAAATTCCTGAGTGTCTTTCAAACTAATGTTAATATTAGTTTCCATTTCTTGCTGTTCCATTCTGTAACTCCTTTTTTTAATTTAACTCGTTTAACAATTGCACGAAAGTTGACATTACATTAATTTCTTTATCAACTACTAAAGAATCTTTGTATTGGGCTTCTGCTATAATAAGTATTGACCCTGCCAAATGTCCCGTTGCAAAATTATCTAAATTGTCATACAAAAATCTATATAACGATGTAAAATCTTTTACTTGACTATCTGCTAATAATTGACGTATGTTTTGAAATTTAGTTTTCTTATCTTCATTCGAAGAAAGTATTTCTAATAACTTAGTCATATAATTAGCTTCAATTAAACTTTGCTTATCAAGTTTTAATTCACCGTTAATACTTTGTCTCTGACACGTATTTAATATTCTACGTATATCTGGATATGAAGAATTAATAATTGCTACTAAATCATTCATTTCAAATGCTACGTTTTCTAATTTAAGCACTTGGCTTACTCTGACTGCTACATCCTTTTTTGTAGGCGGTGTAATTGCAAACACCTGACAACGTGATTGAATTGGGTCAATAATCTTTTCAACGTAATTACAAGTTAAAATAAATCTCGTCGTCTTTGAAAAGGTTTCCATTAAGTTACGTAAAGCAGCTTGACCATTCGGAGACATGTAGTCGCAATTATGCGTTAATGTTTCGGTCTCGCCTATAAAAAAATTATTATTACGATGTACAGATAAATCATAAACGGGTGCTATGCGATCTGTTTTTTTGATCGATTTAATCTTTATTTTTTTTAATTCCATTTTTTACTTTATGTAACTGTTTTAAATTTTCTGTATCAGTAAAATCTGATTCATTAATATAATTTATAATATTATTTTCATTTATCCAAATAAACTTAATATTTTGTTCCATACACCATTTAATCGATTGTTGCATTTTATTATTTTGCACGTCCCATGTTGATCTAGGCTTTATTTCATAAATAATATTTTTATTTCGATCATAAAAATCCGGTATATATGAATGTAATTCACCGTTGCTATCAGTCCATGGAATTCTTAATGTTTCAAATTCTAAATGTTGATTTGAGTTCCAAAATACAGCTTCCCATGAACTTCTAAATTTTTTTATTTGTCCGTTATCAAGTACAATTTTTGCATCCCAATGAGTTCTTGAATTTGTTATTTTAGGTACTACTTCGCCATTAGCAATTTTACGTTTTAATGTATCTGATATTTTTTTGTGACGTATACGTCGATCGTTCAATGTATTAGGATCCGAATTATACTTTTTCATTTTTTCTGCATTCAATTTACTCATTTTTTGTTTATGAATAAAACCGTCTTCGCTTTGATACCAAGCCATTTTGCTTTTACGGAATTTAGCCCTTTGCTCGTCAGAATATATTTTATTACGTTTCCAAGGCTGTTCTTTTTTACAATTATCACAACACTTAGAACCATTTTTATAGATAAATTTCTTATTACAATGCTTACATTCTTCTTGGTATCCGTTGCTTTTACAAGAATTGCATATTATTTGATTATGTGCATAACTTATATAAGACTCATTACATTTCGTGCATATTAAAGTAAATTCATGACGTCCGCCGAATTTAGTATTTAGTTTTGCAAATTCGCGTAATTTGTCCTTGTACTCTTTAACTTTAAATTCATATTCATCAGTTGAATAATTCTTTTTCCAACTTTCAAAAATGCTTGCCATATATTATCCTTTAGTATAAATATGAGCATTTTACGTCAAATAGTCTATTTCTATTAAATTATTTCGGAGATAAAATATAATTATATTTTTCTAAATCTTTAGTTTTAACTACAATTACATTATTATCATCATCGTATACAAACCATTTATGGTCTTCAGTACATTTAACTACCTCGCCATTTTCTAGTTCAATTTCCCAAATTACCTGATCTCCTTTAGTCCAAAAATAAAATGGTTGCCATTCAATAACATTGGTCTCAATATTATACGATTTTACCAAATCATTATTTTCATTTAATTGTTCTATAGGAACTTTAATTTCATCGCCTTCGCGTAATACTGTAACCAATGTACCCGATTCTAAACATTCGTCTAATATAACTAATTTCCATTTTCTGAATCCAATTGTACTAGAAAAGTTCTTAATCTTTTCACGAACGGTATCTACAGAGTTTTCATCTGATGCATTAATATATAATAAATCGCAATCGATATTATTGGATATGATTTTAGCCAAAGTAGTTTTACCAGTACCGGCATTCCCATATAAAAGCAAATGCGGCACGTCGCCATTCTCTAAATAAAGTTTAACTTTATCTACAATACTTTGATTTCCTACATACCCTTCTAATGTATCAGGACGATATCGCTCTACCCATAGAGTATGTTCATTATTTCCAAACATATTAATTTTTGTTTTTTAAGATTTTATATATACCGTATAAATTTAATAAAATAATAACTGCACTTAATGTCAGGTGCGGATAAATACTACGCATTACATCATACGTAATCCATCCAATATCACCTACGATCCATACAGCCATCGCTTGGTAATGCAACCGATTAGAATTAAGCCAATAGCCTAGCAAAACTAAACCGGTTGCAACCCACCCTATAATGTCTACCATTAACTAATTGTTAGTTTAACTAAATAATAAGTCGATGAATAATCAGTATTCGTAAATGTAACTCGAGCTAATCCTTTAGAACTAATTTCTAAAGTACCTTGAGCGCCATCATTTGCTACTAAAATTTCTTTAAAGATTTTTGCAGAAAAACAAATTGGAGAAAAATCACCCGCTGTATTTGCATCTACTTTAAAGTTAATTCTATTTGTATTGATTGAAGAATAATTAATTACCATATTCGTTTCACCGTTAGTACATTGAACTGCAAAGTTATCTGAATCAGGTAAAGCATTCTTTGCCTTAATAAATTTAGATACAAACTCCTTTGTGATGTTAATTGAGCAATCGAATTCAGGAAGCGTCTTTAACGCAGGCACTTGACGAATAACTGATAAGTCAGCCAACATATACGTTACGTTAGTTGTCTTATCTTTAAAGTTCATACTATAAACTTTATTTTCTGATTCGCCATAAGTGATATCAATATCATTATCCAATGCAGATAATAGTTTCAATAATTGCGAAGTTGTATATACACCTAACTCAGCATCTTTTGTGTCAAAAGAATTAAGAGTAACTTCTCCAATTACGTTTTGATCTGTTGTGATAAAACTAGTAGTTAACTTTTTGTCTTTGATAACTATCTTCGCACTATCGGTATTTCCGGCCAAATAATATTTGCCGAGAAAGTTTTCAAATTTACTTTTTTCCATATCTAAATATAATAAATTCTTTTGAATTAATAAGCATTTTGTTCAGATTTATTTTCCTCTATTTTCTCTACAATAGAGCATTCGGTAGTCAAAATCATTGACGCAATAGATGATGCATTCTGAAGAGCTACTCTACTTACCTTCGCAGGGTCAATAACACCTGATTCAATCATATTCTCATATTGTTCCGTACGAGCATTATAACCAAAATCATTATTTCCTTCACGAACCTTTTGTACTACAACAGATCCTTCTACACCTGCATTATAACAAATTTGACGAAGCGGTTCTTCTAATGCTTTTCTAATAATATGAATACCTGTTGTCTCATCATCATTCGCACCTGTCATTTTATCTAATGCTTCAATACAACGAATGTATGCAACTCCGCCTCCCGGTACAATACCTTCTTCCAATGCAGCTCTAGTAGCATGAAGAGCGTCATCCACCCTATCTTTCTTTTCTTTCATTTCAACTTCCGTAGCCGCTCCGATATACAATACTGCAACACCGCCTACTAATTTAGCAAGACGCTCTTGTAATTTTTCTTTATCAAAATCTGACGTACTAGTGTCAATTTGATTTTTGATCGTATTAATACGTTCTGTAATTGATTCGGTAGTACCTCCACCATTAACAATTACCGTAGAGTCTTTATTAACAATAACCTTTTCAGCACGTCCTAAAAACTTAATATCTAACGTTTCTAATTTATGTCCTAACTCTTTAGATATTACACTACCACCAGTAAGTGCAGCGATATCTTCCATGATTGCTTTTCTACGATCGCCAAATGCAGGAGCTTTAATTGCAGCTACTTTAATTGATCTACGTAAAGAGTTAACAACTAACGTACCTAATGATTCACCTTCAACATCTTCTGCAATAATTAAAAGTGACTTACCTGTTTGAACTACCTTTTCTAATAATGGTAAAAATTCTTTTAAGGCACTAATACGTTTGTCGTAAAGAAGTATATAAGGATTTTCTAATACAGCTTCTTGTTTATCTGGGTTATTGATAAAATAAGGACTGATATATCCTTTATCAATTTGCATACCTTCAACAATATTAACTGTTGTCTCAATACCTTTAGCTTCTTCTACTGTAATAACTCCTTCTTTAGTAACCTTACCAATTGCATCTGCAATTAAATTACCAATTTCAAAATCATTATTTGCAGAGATTGTGGCTACCTGTCTTAACTTATCGCTATTATCACTTACAGGAACGCTTATTTTATTTAATTCTGTAATTACTGTGTCTACTGCTTTATCCATTCCTCTTTTCAAGTCCATTGGATTTGCTCCTGCCGCTACATTTTTTAATCCTGCAGTAACGATAGCTTGTGCTAATACAGTTGCAGTAGTGGTTCCATCACCTGCTACATCAGCGGTCTTCGATGCAACCTCTTTTACCATTTGAGCGCCCATATTCTCTAACGGGTCATTTAACTCAATTTCTTTTGCTACAGTAACTCCGTCTTTTGTTACGATTGGATTACTGTTTGATTTACCGATAATTACGTTACGCCCTTTAGGCCCTAATGTAGTTTTCACTGCGTTTGCCAGTGTATCTATCCCACGTTTCAAACCATCGCGGGCATCGGTGTTAAAATTAATTTGTTTTGCCATAACTTCCTTTTTGCTTTATTTGCTAATATAATAAATTTAGTTGATATCAAAAAATTCACATTGAATTTCTTTTGAATAATTGTTAAGAGTATCTCCACCGAATTTCAAATAATGATGTCTATTCTTTTCATATACTTGTAATGGCGTATCGCTTTCAAACATTTCTTCCATTGATTTAAGCGCATGAACTAAATCGCCAGGTAATAATTCAGCTAATACTTCTAATGGACAAGTATCCATTAATAAATTAACTTGATCTACCGTATACACATACATATATAAATTATGATATGTAAGACGAGTTACTGCAGGCGTAGAATAATTCTTTACTAAATCGTATGTTAAATATTTAACTCCTGGATGATTAATCATTGACGGTACATGTCCTTCTGTAGGATAATTTATCTTTGAACCATCCTTTGGAAAATACAACATGTTATAAACTTGATCTTTCCAATTCGGTGCCCATATCATTTGTCCAAAGATAGGATATTGACCTGGTGATGAACTATCTGTCGATAACGTAATTCTATTATTAGTTTTCTTATTAAGTAACTGTTGCATCTTTTTTAAGATAAAGAAGTCAGATACTTTAGATGCTCCTAATAAATGGATCCAATCAATATTTGGTTTATCGAATTCTTTATTCTCTAACATAAGAGCTAACACATACATGAAGTCTACAAGTCTCTTACTAACAGAACCTAAACACCATCCACCGAAATGTAAATCCTTTACGGTATGATACCATTCAGAATACTCAATAGGATTAGAACCTTGAATTACATTTAAGAATTTAGTTTTACCTGTTTGCTTACTCTCAAAGTATTTAAAGTTATCAAAACTTACTTTAAGCGAATCATGAAACTTATTTAAATAAGATCCGCGAGGCGGAATATCTAAATTACATGCAATATCTGAATTTTCTTCTAACCATTCAAATATTTGATCACGTAATCCTAAGTCCCATTTCATAGCACCTGTAGATATCTGATAACCTCCTGAGTCACCAAATACTAAACTATCTTCTAGTCCCCAATCTTTTCTGATTGTCATTTTCTTATAATGATGCCCACCAGTTAATAGGAAATACTTATATCTCCATTCTTCGGGCACGCTGTCGTCCCAAAATCTCATTGAGATACCGGGAGCTATTTCCGCGTTCTTCTTTAAAGGAGATGCAAAGGCACCTGCGCTAAGCGAGGGCATGTATAACATCTTCCGTTGACCATTTGCATCAAATATTAAATTTTTATCTATTGTATCTAGATTCATAACGTATGTTTTAAACTTTTTAAACCTTTATTCCATGGAACTCTCTTTTTATAAGTACCATTTTTAATTTTTTCTTCTTTATTTCTATATAATATTAATCTTTATTATTAAATACTATATTTAAAAATTCTAATGTGTAATAAGTATCAGTCAAGTACTTCATTTTTTCTTCTATTACATTCATATATTCGTTATAATGAACGATCAGATGCTTGAGTTTATTCGTTAATTGCTCTGCCATTAAAGTATAGTTATAGATGTTTAAAGTGACATCTGGATTATACCTAAACTCCTCCGGAACGAAATCCTTATAATATTCTATATCAGGTACTACAGGAATACATTTAAGAGCATATGCTTCATAAATAAATTGTCCTAACGATTCATAATGCAATGGTAGAAACATAATTTTAGCCGTACTACACTGATATAAATACTGCTCACGGGTGATTTTATGATTTTCATTTATAGAATGAACCATTACTGGACTCATTGTTCTTTTTAAATCATAAATAATCTTATCTTCTAACTGCGTTGGATTCTTAAAAGGGAATACAATTAAATCTTGTTTAGTGTCAGTTAAGTCAGTCCTTATATCATTAGGAATGTCCTTTAACGGAAAGTTACATTTTATAGCTCGCCAAGGTTTTAATTTAGGTCGACAAATAAAATGTCTAAATTGATTTACATGTAAATCCGTTAATAAGAAACTTTTATCTATACATCTATGTAAAGCACGTTCAAATGACTTTCTATAATCTCTATTCCATATAGGTCTATAATTTGCATCTGCATTAATAAAACTTCCTCGTCTCCAAAAGCCATAAGTTTTAGGAGGCACCGTTCTACTATTTTCTAATATATGCTTTACATAAATTGGCATTGCTCCCCATACGTTAGGATAAATAATTTTATCAAAAGACGTAAATTGTTTACGTTCAAATTCTTTTCTCATTTCTTGCTCCCCTATTATTTCATGTACTTGATAAGGTAAATTATTTTGAGTAATATAATCTTGAACGTAAGTTTTGATTTTGCCTTCCCAATCGCTTAGGTCGCAATTCCAATTATCATGTATAATATAAATGTTATGCGTCCCTGTGGCCATAATAAGTCATAGCATCTACTTCAGCACCGTTTTCGTTATCTTCGAATACGCTTACAAATTCACAATTAAATTCTTTTAATAATTCTTTTGCAATCATTTCGCAACTCATATTAAAAAAGTTATGACAGCGTTTTTCGTCGCTATAATACTTTTTATATAAATAGTTTTGCACATCTCTTTTAAACATGATAAATTCGATATCTCTATCATCATGATATACTTTCTTTTTTAATTCAATAAAAAATATATGGCGATGTGGATCAGAAAGAAATCCTACTTCAGGAAATACTTTTTCTGCATCGGGCCAACAATGAAGGCCTTCAATTTGTAACCTAACAACAATTTTTGTAGTCATATTTTAAAATGTAAAGAAATTGTTTATAACACCGTTTGTCGGAATAACTCCCCACCGAAGAGCATTATAAAAATCTCCTAGTTTGTTTTCTAAACTTGCTTCGAATATACGTTCGTAATCAATATACTGTTCTATAAATTTAATAATTTCTATTGGATCTTCAAAGCCCTTTACAGCTAATGTTTCTAATCCTAATGGATTATTTTTAAGATAAGTCCATTTAATCTTTTCTCCATCTCCAATTGGAGATATTGAATCGATTTTATAATATACTAATAAGTCGTTATAGTTCAATGCCGACTTAACGTGAACCGGTGTACCTTTCATTCTTTCTGAAAACATATTACCAGTTCCGCTAATAGTAAATTTACTTATTTCTTTAACTCCGGTCGGGAACATGATATCCAATAATGGTTTAGTTTTCATTCCTTCTCGGAAATTTAATATCTTCGTGTCAATAACATCACGAGGTTCTACATTAAGAATATCAATTAAGATACCAGACATAAATTCTCTAAATGCTTTTGGAAAGTTACTTCTTACAACATCCATACCTTTTACGTCTAGCTTCCAATCTTTCTTTCCGCTAGTTAATTGAGTTATTGATACTCCTTTTTCAGTTATAATTTTCTGGGCATATCTTTTCTTTGCAATCCATAACCCAGACTCGCTTACATATTCCTGCTTAATTGAAAAGAAATGTTTATCTGAATTAAGAACATGTTTAGCATAATGGTCAAATGAATCGTTAATATACTTTTCTACAACCTGAGACGTTTTAAAAGTAATATCTGTTTTTTCTTGTTTAGATAATTCTTTCCCGAGTCTTCTTTCCATCATATCAATAATTGGCTTTGCAGAAAAGTAATTTGAATCAGTATCTACATAAATTACATATTCTTTATCTTCTCCCGTCTGTTTTGTAAACCATTCATTACCTTTTAACATTGCGTGCCTAATAACCGATTGCCCAGTTTGTGTAATTGACTCTGCATTATCCAAATCATGGAATCTAAATCCTGCAGCACCTAATGCACCATATAAAGAGTTATTAACGATTTTCATTGTTAACTGACGTGCGTCAAAGAATCTTGCTAATTCTGTATTTCCTTCCTTACCATGTTTCTTTGCTAACGCTCTGTACTCTTCACGTTCGCCCATCCACGTTTCCAAAATAGAAGGAACTAATCCAGTACGTGATTTATCATATACTACTCCAATTGCAGATACTGTATAGTTATTTGTATTTAACCAATGTCGGATATTATCTGCTGATACTAATTCTGATTTACTGCTATTCGAATATTTGAATCTAGCATTACCTTTGCCTTCGCCAGTTAAATAAATGTCTTGAACTTCTTTCCAATTCTCAAATCGTCCTACTTTTGTTTCAGGAGATATATTTAAACTACGAATAATTGAAGGATACAGCGATGCCATATCTTCGTCAAATATCCAATGATAAAGTCCGGGTATCGGATCTTTTACAAACGCACCTGCAAAGTCGTTACTAGTTTCTTCTTCTGATTCTTCTTTATCTCTTCGTTTACGATCCGGAGCTACAATGCCTAACCTTTTCATATAAGTCAAACATGCACCATCCAAATATCTTGTAGTAAAGAAAATATCTTCGTAAGGCACATGACCTTTATGACATATACCCCTCGCTTGGTCTAGGAATTTAAGTTTATTATCTAAATCAACTACAAGCTCAACGTCATTAATGTTATACTTAATAAACTTATCAATGTCGCTTTCATATAAATGATCCAACGTACCTTCATATTCAATCTTACCTCGACCTAATTCTTTTCTACAAATAAAATCTAATGCATACGACGGCTCTTCAGAATACGTAAAGTTTTTATATAAAGCCATATAATCTAAAATAGATACTCCCATTATCTTATAACGGTTTCTGAATTTTAAATATTCTACTTGATTAATTGGACTTAATACATTTGCAAATGTCGTGCCGCATACTTTAGTAATACGATTATACAAATAAGGAATATCGAAAAATTCTATATTCCATCCTGTTAAGATTGTCGGTTGTATTTCAATATAATACTTTAAAAACAAATTAATAAGTTCTATTTCAGATTGAACTACTTCTAAAATGAAATTACCTTCATTAACTGGTTTAACCTTTTTCTTTTTATCAATTAAAATTGCAACGTATCTATCTCCTGCTTTATCATAAAAGGATATTGAAGTTAAAGGATTGTCTGCATTCTCTGCAGTACTAAATCCACCTTCCCCACTTACCTCAATATCAAAAAACAATTCTCTGTGACCGACAGACAAATCGTCTGACTCGTAGTACATATCTACTAACGTACGAGTATCTGCATTAACATCTGATTCAAATATATGACCCCTCTGAATATCTGCATCTGTCCAATCTGTTACTTTATCTACTTTCGTTCCATCTAACGTTACATATCGACCATATGAACTCTTTTTGTACGCATACTTTTTATATGCGAACTTAAGATGACCTTTTTGATCATCCCATAAATGAATAGTGTTATTTTTTCTGTCGAAACAAATATTTTGATACATAAATTATTTTAATAGTGATTTACAATACTCGGATTCTTGCCATACGTTTAATTCAGATTCAATATCATTTGCCATGATATATCCTTCTAAATGTAAACCTACATGCGCCAAGTCACTAATATAAGAATAATTTCTTAATGTATCTTTTGTATAACTTAAAACAAATACAGCATCATCTACATCAAATGCATGATACTTTCTGTCTTTAGGAATAAATTCTTTAAATGATCTGAAATCTGGATATACAATATCACATCCAAACATTGTAGCTTCAACGCAAGTAAATGCTACCCAATCTTGTAAAGATGAATTAAACTGAATTGATGATTGCGCTAGAATAGTATAATATTGATCCTTCGGTAAATTTTCTTTAACTATAAATCTAGGATTTCGTTTTGCTAAATCATATACAGCTTCTACTACTCCAGGTACATTTGATCTTATTTTAGATGATGAAGTTGTTATTGTCCAAGTCCAATCAGGATGTTGTTCTAAAAACTTTTCTGCTACTTCAAGCATAAAGTATGGATTCTTTTCTTTATCCAATCTTGAAGAATAAATTACATTATCTACTTTATAACCATTATAATCTTTTAATCGATCTAAAGTTAAATATTTATGTACTGGTAAACTTAAAACATGTATAGGCGCTTTAAATCCTGCATTAACTAATAAATTTTTATGTTCTGTACTAGCAACAAAAATACCAGATAATTTCGAATCTAAACCTAACTCATACCAACGCATCCAATTACGCATTTCGTATGTAAAATCATATTCGTCGACGCTTTGTGCCCAATTACGAGCATAAAACTTTACATTCTTAATCTTATAAAGATCTAATGCATAGAAAATACTTTCTAATCCAGGCGTCCAATAATCTGCAAAATATACAATATCATTTTCTTTTACTT